TCAGACTTTAATAGAATAATTTATGTTGGTGCATTTAGCGTAGCAGCTACATTGCTTGACCCAACAGAAGCAATTCTTGAAACAGATGACCCATACTATCAAGAAGTTATTGCTACAAGCAATCTCTCAGACACAGAATGGTTTAGACTTGATGAAGTATCAGGATCTGTTGTTTATAGCAAGACAAAGCAAATCTCAGCATCTAATTTACAGGCAAATGGAACTTATGTAAACACACCAGTATTTGGTGGGGTTGGCCCAAGAAACCGTAAGGTTGTAGGATTTACAGGCTCACAATACATTACAGTTCCTCATTCATATGGTGCTAGTGGTTCATCTGGAAACTTTGATTGGCTTGGAGCGGCGGCTACATCAGTATCAGAAATGACAATTAGAACATCTGCTAACTCAGGTACATTACTTGACGGAGAAGATGCAAATACATTGGCAGGAGCAGGAAATCCTCTTGGATGGACTCTTGATATCTATGGTGGCAAGCTAAGATTTAGATCATGGGTAGTTGCTACAAATGTTCCTGGAACTAACAGACTTGTAACTCATAGCATAGTTGGTAATAAGATTATTACTGATAACCAATGGCATCATATTGTTATTCAGATTGGTAATGCTTACAACGGCAAAGAATTAGAAATCTTTATTGATGGAGAACTTGATATTGCTCGTTATGATGCAAATCAGACTCCAATTATGGCTCACCCAGATAGATTGTTTGGTAATAGCGTAACAACTATGAACTATGCTTATACTGGCCCAAATCCTTCAAATCAGGTTGGTAGCCCAGAAGCAATGCCAAACTTTACTGGTGATGCTATGGAATATGTATTTAGACCTAACATCACACTTACCGAATATCAGATTGAACAGCTTTACTACGCTGCTCTTGATATTGCAACAGAAAGACAAACATCATGGACAGCATCAGCTGTTATGCCAGAACCATATATCTCTGGTAATAAGCCAAAGGCACTTATGCTTAACTTTGGATTTGACAATGATGGATTAAATAGTAATTCTTATCTAAACGGTGGATTCAACCCAGAAGTACACGATGTTTGGGAATACTGGGTTACAAGACAAACTTCTAATCCACAATTAACTTATGTAAATGATAGATCAGAACCTGGACAATTTGTTCGTGATGCAGTTACTGATGAACCAGTATTACTAGATCCACGCACAATTCCAAACATCAGCAGATTTGATGTTATTCAAGTAATTGGATATCCAGAGACTTCCGACCAAATCTTAACATTAATTCCACAATCAATTGCTGGAACTGGCTATGACTATCAGGAAAACCTTGGAAGACTAGAACAATTTGTATCTAGATTAAGAGAGATTGTTGATACCTATGGCACATCATTACTTGTTACAAGCCCTAGATTGGCTGTAGACCTTGGTATTGTTGATGATATAGAGATAACACCACAGGCTTATGAAACACGTTTTGCAAGCTCACAGAGCAGCCAGAATGCAGGTCTGTACGATTATCGCTCAGCTTTAATTGATCCAACAGTTCATGCTAATGGCCCAGTTGGTTCAACTACAAATGATCCTTATGTTTACTTTGATACACATAGAAACAATAAGATTAGATTGGTAGCAACACAAACAGGATTAACAGACATTCAGGATGGATGGACATTAGAAGATGCAGTTACTTCTATTCCTAGAGATCCATTGTCTCCATCTAGATATTCTTACAAGTTTAAAGATACTAGAAATGGTATGGCAATTGGAGATGAAACATTTATTGCAGGTCTTCTAAAGGGAACGGCTGTTGGTGGAAAGATTTATGTTGATATTACTAACAGACAAGATACTCGCTATGCTAACTTTGTTACATTCCAGACAACAAACGGAGATGCTGACAATCCAATTATTCCAGGAATTAGCTCAGCAACTGCATCTTGGACAAATTATGAAAGATCATGGCAATACTCAACTGCTAGATTATCTCTAAGTGGTAATCAAGTTGGTGTTGGTGTAGATCAGGTTTCTACAACTCCAGGAACTGGTGGACAACTTGTTCCAGTTCAAAATACTAATGGACAAGTATATTACTTAACACCTACAAATAACCAGCTATTCTCTATCACAATTGATGAGAAGTATCCAACAGTAAGTGTATGGGCACCAACTCTCCTTGAAAGAGGAATTATGTGGTTAAGCATTAAGAATACTATTAACCCTAATGACAAGATTGTTAGACCAGCATCTATGATTGCAGAAGCACTTCAAAAGGATTCTGGACTATACATTAACAAAGATATTACTACAAACGCTGCTTCTATGGTATCTAATGCATACTTAGTAGAACCAGACAATGTAGTATCAGTAGATGCAAGAATAGTGACATTGCCACTAACTGCAACTGCTAGAATAACAGGTTCTGGAAGAATATTCCAGGCAACACCAATGACAGCATCTGCAATACTAAATACAGATTCTGTAACATTCGCTGGAGGAGAGCAAGTGGTCGTTACCCTTCACGAAGCACAACAAATAGACCTATACATTAAGGAGGAAGCATACTAATGATTAGCCAATATTGGGTAGATCAGAAACCATCTTCACCTTTGTCTATTACAATTAAAGATACCTACGGAGCAGATAAGGACTTAACTGTTTACACATCTGTTTCAGTAGAGATGCTTGATGAATACAATCATGAGATTGATTTAACAGGATCTTCGGTTCAATTTGTAAATAAGACAGCGGGAAGAATTTTATTTACATGGCCAACCACAAGATCAGTATTTGAGATACCTGGGGACTATGTATTACGAGTCAAGCTGGAATCAAGCACAGCTAAAGACTTTACCACAGTACATAACGTAAGAGTCAGAGAGTTCGGAGGTATCAACAGCTAATGTTTACATCAGTTACACACACAAAGCAAATCACAGGACGTGATGTTGATTTAGCGTTGCTAAATAGAGCACAGTCTATCGTTGAGATTTACATAGGAAGAGTTGAAGCAAATGTCGACAATCCTAATGACACACAGCTTCTTGCTAAAGCAACAGCATATCAAGCTGTTTACATGCAGGATAATGAAGACATTGTTTATGAGCAAGTTGCATTAAGAACGGCAGGACAAGGCGAATCAGTCGTATCCTTTGCTGATGGACAACATGCTCCATACATGGCTCCTTTGGCTATTATTGCTTGTAAGGCATTGTCTTTCAAGAGAGCAAGAGGAATCAGAACTGGTAAGATCTTCCAGTTCCCAGCATTTATTGACTACAGAGAAGGACGTAGAGGCTAATGAAGCTAAGAGCATTTGATAAGAAAGTATTTACAGCTGATGTATGGTCATATACAGACACACCATCAGGTAATGACGTTATTAGAACATTCTCATATAGTGAGACTATTAATGTTAATATAACTACTGATAATACTACTAGATTAATTATATCTTCAGATGCTCCTATCACAAAGTCATACCAGATTCGTAATGTAAAAGACAGAACCAATGCCTCAGTTATGGCAGGATATTACTGGGTAGTAAATACCAATGAGCCTATTATCAACGCATTTGGCATTGTGGAAGGTTATAAAGTAAAGACGGCGGCTGGAGTACAAATCTAATGGCTGTAGAAGTACTTGGTATAATTATTGGTACTCTTACAGTTTTAGGTATAATAGAACTAAGAGTTAAAGGTTTAACAAAGAATTATCTTGAAGAACTTAAACCCAATTCTGGATCAAGTATCAAAGATAAAATAGATAAACTTGAATCAAGACAGACAGATCTGGTAAAACGCATAGACGACATTTACAGCCATCTTTTAGGAAAGTAGGTCACAATGTACCTAAGATTAGGTTTAAGGGCTTCTAGAGGCTTTTTTAGGGCTCCTAGGGCTAGTTCTAGAAAGTTTGATAGGAACGGATATTTTGATTATGCCTATTGGGAAGAGTTATTCCCTACTATACTAGAAGAACAAGCATATAAGGCTGGCAATGCTGGTCAAGAAGCTATTCTTACTGGTGACTTTTTAGAAGCGGCTACAGAATACTGTATTGAGTTTGGCGAGGAATTTGAAGTAGAAGAATACCAAGCATATTTATACGAAGCATTGGGTGATTCGAAATATAATGCGATATCAATTATAATAGGAGAATCTGCTGAGCAATTAGTTATTGCTTGGGATGACTCATTTGGTGGAGATGGCATTGGAGTTAAGATGTTCCATAGCGGTCTCAGGTAATTCTCAGGAAATTGTTACCAAATTGTTACAATTGACATTTTAAGTCTAAATGTCTAGTTTTAAGGTAAAACCGCAGGTCAGAGGCATGTTACTGATGAGTATCTTCCAATTTAAGATATATACCTAATATAGTCTAGTACCTAGACATTCTCTTGGTAAATGTAAAAGAACTACAGCTTCGAAGAAGCTGTTAACCGCCTCTAAAGAGGCGGTAGTAAACAAAGAGATACCTAAGACAAGAGAAGTCTTGACATTAGAAAAGACATTAGTATATAATATATATAACAACTAACAGAAAGAGAAATGCCAAATGGATAAGTTACTAAAGAATATTGAAATTGAATTACTCTCTTTGAAGAAAGAGACTTACTTTGCTTTTGAAAGAATTAAAGAACTAGAGCATGCTTTGTCATTAGTAGGGAACATCCCCGCCGATGGTGATCAGGCTTAATGTATATTGGTGTAGGGATTGTCATGACTTTACGATCCTTGCAGATGAAAAATACGTGAATTGTATATATTGTAATGGGACGAAAACAGAGAATATCGGATGGCTGGAGGACTTGCTCCAGATGCCTCCAGAGGCTTGAAGAGACCTCAGAGAACTTCTACTACACAGCAAGCTTTAACCAATGGGCTTCCAAGTGTAAAGACTGCCATAGAGAAGCATCTAGGGAGTCGGCGGAGAAGAATAAATACAATAACAAAAGACTAGCCTTACTAAAAGAAGCTAGAGAAAAGGGTGATACCTTGAAGAAATGCCCTAAATGCAAAGAGATGAATCCATCAGGTTCATTCAAGCCATATGACACTAATGTATACCTAGAGGATACCTTGATACTTAAAGGTTATGAAGAGATATGCGGAGTATGCTACTATAAACTATATGATGCTGTCTTTAGCAAGATTAACGGCTGTATTGCCTATGCCAAAGAAAGAGAAGGGCGGAAGCCTAGAAAGAAAAGACTTGCATCATAAGTCATAATTACATATAATAGCTTTATATCTATGCGTTACAGTTCATTGCTCATAGATATTTCACCTAAGCAAGTGGGATCATTTATACACTCCTATGTCTCTAAGATCCCATTCCACGCCAATGGAGCAGACCTAGAGGTTACGGCATTTTCTTCTAGGTCTGTTTGCATTATAAGCGTATAAGGTATATAATTGCATTGTTGCACTAACTAGCAGATATAGGTTAAAAATGGATAATCATGAGCTCTATAAAGCAGTACATGGAGTCAATCTAGTGCCTAAGATTCTTCCTTATGCAAGGGTAAGATACAGGAACGGCGTCATAGAGATAGTCCTTGTAAGCTATGATGAAGACAATGAGAATCATATATCAGTAGGATTAGAAGCAAGTGATGAATTAGCAGAGATTCTAGATCAACATATCTGGGATAATACATAAGGATATTACTTGGCTAATATAGCTAATTTATATAGGAAGTGCCAGGAATGTGCGTCGTAATATCAAATTTAGACCATATTTAACTAATTAAGGAGATATCGTGGGATATAGTAAATATACAGATGAACAGATAAGTCAATTTATCGACATATCGACAGAAATGGGTATATCTCCAGCTATGAGATATCTTAATTATCCTGGTTCATATCATACTGCTTCTAAATGGTACAAGGATAGAGGATTAGATTTACCAGACATTGATAGCTTAAAGCAAATGGCTCGTAATATAGGTGTATTCTATACTGATAAAGAGAAGGTTATTTCCGCCCAGGCTGTCATAGACAGGGCGGTGGAAAAGCTAATGGAAGATGACTCTTTGTTATCAGATGATATCAATAAGCTATCTAATGCTATACATAAGGCTATTCAGACAATTAACCTTGTTGAAGGCAAATCTACTAATATTAACGAGAATCGTTCTAAAGATGGCACAGATCTAGCTATTCATGATCTATTAAATGAAGCCAAAATGAAGAACGAGATGAAGAAAGATAGTTTAAATAGTAATATATCTGAGAATATCACAGAGAATTCACAGGAAAGTACCACCCAGTCTTAAGATTATTTCTAAAAATATATTTTTGCTATGTTAAAAATATATTTACAGTAAGAATCAAATTGGCACTATTTAGAGAAAGAGGAGTATATGGATATAAAGGACTACTTGGACAATGTTCCAATGGCCCTTTTAAGCCTTCCAGAAGGCCGTAGAGAGCTTACTAAGTATGATCCTATGTTATTTGCCTTGATATATCTTCCACATCATCTAAAGAACGCTGAAGGCTCTATAACCTTGTCAGAATTCCATCATGATTTGGCTAAATATGGTGAAACTTGGATCAATAAGCCTTCTAAGCCTAAAGAGAATAGAGATGCTTTCATAGCACCAAGAGAATGTGGTAAATCTACTTGGATATTCCTTATATTACCTATGTGGGCTGCTGCTCATGGACATGTTAAGTTTATTGCTGCTTTCTCAGACGCCGCTTCACAGGCAGAGACTCATTTGCTTACATTTAAGAATGAATTGGAGACAAATGAATATCTTAGAGAAGACTATGCAGAGTTATGTACACCAAAAATTGTCGGCTCAACTGGGCGTTCCCTTGCTAACAATTCTTGGAGAATCGTTCAAAGCAATGATTTTATATTCGATGCTAACGGTATTGATACTAACTCTTTGGGTAAGAAGGTCTTTGGTCAACGCCCTGACCTTATTATTCTTGATGATATCGAAAAGGGTGAAAAGAACTACTCAGAATACCAAGCAGGACAACAATTAAGAACAGTTTGGGATGATATTGCTCCTATGAACATCTATGCAAGAGTAATTGTCGTAGGAACCACCACAATGCCTAATTCTATTATGGATCAATGCAGAAAGTTTGCAGAAGGACAAATGGATCCTGATTTAAAGTGGATAGAAGAGCAGAATGTAAGAGTTCACTACTATCCAGCCATTATGTCTAATGATGATGGCTCAGAACGCTCTGTATGGCCTGAGAAATGGCCTATGGAATGGTTACAGTCTCAAAGACACATGAGAGACTTTGCTAAGAACTATATGAATAAACCAATTAACACAGATGGAACATTCTGGGGCCATGAGGACTTAGTTCTTGCTGAAGCTGATGAATATGGCAATACAGCAGTATTTATTGACCCTGCGGTAACAAAGAATAAGGTTTCTGACTATACAGGTATCGCTGTATTGTCTAGAGGAATAAAAGATGGACAAGAATTCATCTTTGTAAGAGAAGCACAGGGTGTTAAGATGTCTCCTTCAGATTTGAGAGAGCGTGTAGCACTATTAGTAGAATTGTATGATGCTGGTGTCATACATGTAGAAACAAACCAGGGTGGAGATTTGTGGAAGGATGTTTTCAAAGGTCTGCCAGCCAAATATAGATCAAAGCACGAAAAGACATCCAAACAGATCAGAGCTGGTAAAGCGTTAAACTATTATCAGCAAGGGAAAGTACGACATACTGGACATTTCCCAATGCTAGAAGAACAAATGTGGGCATTCCCAAAAGTTGCCAACGATGACGTTCTTGATGCAGTCGTAGGTGGAATTCTTTATTTCCTTGACAACAAGGCACCAAAGTTTTCTGCTAAACAATTTAATTACATGAGGGGTTAATATGACAGACATTGTTAATGCGTTATCGTTGATTGTGGAACGTAGACCACATTACGAAAAGGCAGAGGCATACTATGAGGGGCTGGAATCAGAAGTATTCTTGCACCAAAGATGGTATCGCCTATTAAGATCAGAAGGAATTGACTTTAAGTTCAATTTCATCAAGACAGTAGTAGATTCAGTTCTAAACAGACTAGAAATTGCTAATGTACAAGCAGGAAGCGAAGCAAGTAATGCTGTTATTCAGCAGACTTGGGAAAACAATGACATGGGACTGGATTCTGATGAAATCCACCGTCGTGCATTAGTTTATGGTGATTGCTATGCAATTGCTTGGCCAAATATGGATGGACAGATCTCTATCGATTACAATTCACCACTTGGTACAGTAATCGTATATGATGAAGAAAATCCAAGAGTAAAGAAGTACGCAGCAAAGATGTGGGAGACAAAGGGTGCTATTGGTCAAAAGATTACCAAGATGAACCTTTATTACACAGACAGAATTGAAAAGTATATCTCTGTAGGAAATGCAGATATGGAAGCTATCAATGTTGGTACACAGTTTACTTTAATAGAGACAGTAGAAAATCCATGGGGAGTAATTCCTGTATTCCACTTCCGCACAGCAAAGCAATACGGAAGACCAGAGCATTATGATGGTTATGGCCCACAAGATGCTATTAATAAGCTTATTGCTACACATATGTACACAGTTGATTATCAAGGTGCACCACAGCGTTATGCTCTATCAAATGGTGGAAATGATGCTGAATATGAAGACTTCCAAGATGATTCATCAAAGAGAGACAATCTTGGTACACTTCAGAATGGCCCAGGACAACTTTGGTATCTTAAGGGTGTAGATAAGGTTGGAGAATTTGCTCCAGCTGACTATAAGATATTTACAGAGCCAGTTAAGGAATATGTAAGAGGATTAGCATCACTTACAAATACTCCATTACACTATTTTGAAAAGACAGGAAATGTACCTTCAGGTGAGGCATTGCGTACAGCAGAAGCACCACTTATGAAGAAGGTTAATGATCGTCAGCAATCATTTGAAGCAGCATGGGAAGAAATGATGAAGTTCGTCTTAAAGATGGAAGGCATTGATGACTCAGTTGAAATCAGATGGAAGCATGTAGAATCAATTGATAGCCTAGACCAATGGGAAGTTGCTATCAAGAAGAAGTTGATTGGTATGCCAATCGAACAAATATTAATTGAAATTGGATATGACTCTGAGATGGCTATGCAGCTTGCACAAGTTGCAAATACAGCAGCTAATCTAACACAGGGAACAAATACAACCAATTTGCTTAGACAACAAACAGCTGAAGAAACATCAGCAGAATAAGAGGATAAAATGGAAGAGAACAACGAATTAAATGTGGACGCCAGTACAGCTTAAGGATATGGGAATTTCCAATTCTGAACGTATTCTAAAGTATGTAAATCTAGAGAATGTTGACTTGGATGAAAATCTAGGTCTTAAGGGGTTTGATGATCAAGTAGCCCAGATTAAGGAAGACTTTCCTGAGCTATTTGATCCCAAACTTCGTGTAGCAGGGCTTGCAGATACTGGAGTAACCTCCAATGTAGACACAAGCATCTCAGCTACAGAAATGCAAGCAAGAAGTGTTCTAAAGAAGATTTCTTAACTTGCAAAATATGTAAAACAGTTGTATAATTTAGGTATACCGCATCTCTGTAATGGACGTTAAGACTTGCGGAACTTGAATAATTGGACGATTGTTTCATATTTCGTAATTCTAATAACAAACACAAACAAGGAGATATAAAATGGCAGTAGGCCGTACAGATCTCACAGAGAATAATGGTTTTATCCCAGAGGAAAAAGGATCCGTTGCTATTCAAGCAACAGTCCAGAACTCTGCTATTGAAGCATTTGCTCGTCGTGAGAACATGGCTTCTCGCACAAAGGGTGTCCCACGTTTCGTATCAACAGCTCCAGGAGTTGTTGCAGAAGGCGTAGACATTCCAGATTCAGATACAACTCTAGATGAAGTTGTTTTGACAGCGAAGAAGTATGCACAGATTTTTAACATTTCAGAGGAAGATCTTAACGATTCACTCGTAGATACACTTAACACATACAAGAGAGAATGGGCTACACAATGGGCTCGTAAGT